AATAAACGCTTGGGAGACAGATAAACAAAAAAAACTATGTTAAAATTATTTCCTATAATTCTTATGATACTAGATGTATGTGCTTCAATAGTTTATTTTTGTAATGGTGATATTAAGAGAGGAATTTATTGGCTATGTGCATTTGGACTTACTTTGACAATAACAATATAATATTATGATACATAAAGCTAAAAATAAAAAAGAATTAGAAATATTAATAGATTTAAAATTTAAACTAATTAAAGGAACTAAAGATGAATTTAGATATACAATTAGATTAGGGAAAGTATTAGAAGATTTAAAATAAATATATGAATAATAAAGAATTATTACAATATGCTCAAGCTAAATATGACAGAGGAAACAAAGAACATAATAATGATTTAGTTGATATGCCATTAAAACAAAAAATCAAAGAAGCACTTGATGAGTGTATTGATATGATGTTTTATCTAAACGAAACATTAAATGATTTGAATAAAAACAATAAATAAGTGTATGACAATATTACATTTGAATGACCAAACTTGGATAGAAGTAAATGAAAGTGTAGAACAAATTTATAAATTAATTAAAGCTAATAAATTTGAAGGATTTATTAAAGTTAATGCTTCAGGACTTACTTGTGAAGGATATCTATTTGAAAAAAGTGGATTTAATAAAAGATATATTCAAGCTAAAAGGATAATAGAAATTTATTAAAATTGTATGAAAATATTGATAATGATACCAGTACTTATATTTTGTTTTATTATGTTTTCTCTGGTTAGAGGAGGTAGATAATTTATCATTAATTAAAAGTGTATGAATGAAATAAAAAAATATTATCGTAGTCATAAATGGAGTGAAGAAGACGTAGAATATTTTAAAAAACATTATTGTAATACAAAAAATGATGATTTAAGAAAACAGTTTCCTTCAGGAATAATTAGGTCAAAAAGTTCTATTGAAAAAAAATCAGCTAGGTTGGGATTAAAAAAACTAAGAAATATTTACAATGAAGAAGCTCCAGATGAAGCTATTTTAACAGCTATTAAACAAAGGGGTTATACAGAATTAGAATTGCAAAGAAAATTTAAAGTAGATTTTAAATATGTTAAGAAGATAGCTAAACAAGAAGAGGATTATGTTTTATATTTTCAAAGAAATAAATGGAGAGAAAAAGTAGTATGTTTTGTAAAAGAATCTAAAGAGAAAATTGAAATTGAACCAAGGGCTTATAGATATTCTTTACAACCAAACGAACAACCATATCTTTGGATAAACTTGCCTAATATAAAATTTGATAAAATTAAAATTGTTCCACTCGGTGATTTTCATTATGGACATAAGTCATGTGATGTTCAAACTTTAAAACAGGACATAGAATATATTGCTAATAATGAAAATGTTTATTGTTTTCTTGGTGGAGATTTAATTGAAAATGCTTCTAAACTTTCAATAGCTGGTGGGGTCTATGAGCAAAGTAAAATGCCTAATCAACAAAGAAAAGATATTGTTGAATTATTAGCACCAATAGCTCATAAAATATTATGGAGTATATCAGGAAATCACGAAGATAGAACATTTAAACATGTTGGTATAGATGTGGGTCAATGGATAGCTGAAAATTTAAAAGTTCCATATTTTAGAGAACCAATTTATGTAGATATTATGTGGAAGGGATATAGATGGACAGTGTTTGACCAACACGGCTCTACTAATTCTCAAACTAAGGGTGGTAAATTAAATGCTGCTGCTAAACCAATCCAATGGATAGAACATACTGATTTTGTTATAATGCATCATATTCACGATAAACAAAATAATGAAGTAACTAGAATTGTTAGAAATACTAAGGATTTTAAATTAGAAGAAATGAAACAATATGTAATGGTTCAAGGTGCTTATCTAAGATATTTTGGAACTTATGGAGCTGTAAAGGGATATGCTCCACCAACTCGCGGAAGAATGGTAATGAAGCTATATTCTAATGGTAATAAATATTTAGGAAATTAATTATATGATTGGTGTATTGTTTATAATTGTAGTATTAGGAATTTTATTTACATTTTTAAAATTGATAGGTATTATAACTTTGTCTTGGTGGTTTATATCTATACCATCAATAATAATGTATCTATGGTTGATTGTTAAATTATTAATAGTATTATTTAAAAAATGAATAATATAGAAATAAGTTTTGATGATGGTTTACGGTATGACCTTAAAATAGCTAAAATATTGGACGTATACGGCTTAAAAGCAACATTCTACATACCAACTAACTGTGGATTAAATAAACAGCAAATAAGAGAATTATCGCAACATCATAATATTGGTGGACATACATTAACACACCCAGAAGATATGAAACTATTAAATGATGAGCATTTATGGAATGAAGTATATATAAATAAATTATGGTTAGAGAAAATTTTAAATAAAAAGATTACCAAATTCTGTTATCCTAGTGGTAGATATAATGATAAAGTAGTAGAAGCAGTAAAGAAAGCTGGGTATATAAATGCAAGAACTACGATAATATTAAATATTGATAAGCCAAAAGATAAATTTAGAATTGAAACAACGATACATATATATCCACATAGACAAGAATATAAAGGTAGAGATTGGTTAGATATAGCAAAAGAAAAGTTTTTAGAAGCAAAAGAAAATAATGGATATTTTAATTTATGGGGTCATAGTGAAGAGATAATTTGCTATAAGCAATTAGATAAAATGATAGAATTGTTTAAGTTTATAAAAGATAATAAGTAATATGGGAAGTAGAACAATAACACGTTATCCTTGTCCTAAATGTGGTAAAGAGGTAGAAGAATATGATGCACCAACTTGTCTTATGTTTGTTGTTATTTGTGAAAATTGTGGTTGGTATGATGAAAGAGATTATTGGGAAAGAATTGAAAATGGTAAATTAGTTGAAACAGTATTATGTACATCAAATCAAGCAATAGAAAAAGGATTAGCAAAAAAGTGTTTAGTATGTAAAGAGTTAATGCCTGTTTGGGAAATAGATGAATATGGAATGTGCTATTGGTGTCATCAAGATAAAAATGAAAAATAATATGTTAATACAAGAAGCTAAAGATAAAATAAAAAAAGCTGGTGGTAGTTGGAAAGTATTTATGGATTGGATGAGGGGTCAAACTGTTGGAATAAATAAAGATGGAACTACTGATTTTTATTATTATGATATAAATAGATTTATTAGATATAAATGTGACCCAAAGAATGAGCTATTAGCTGAATGGGATTAATATAATTTAATAATTAAATAACAAAATTATGAAAACAGAAATTACAGAAGTGAACATAATGCCAGTTAGACCTAATAATGGTTTAGTTGCTATGTCTTCATTTGTATTAGATGAAAAAGTTTATGTAGGTAGTATAGCTATTTATACTAAACGAGGTGGTGGATATAGATTGTCTTATCCTATTAAAAAAATTGGAACTAATAGATGGGATATATTTAGACCAATAAATAAAGATGTTGGCAAAGAAATAGAAGATGCTATACTTGCTAAATATGATGAGTTAATAACCGAAGGAGTTACTGAAATAGTTCCTGACGATGAAGATGAGGTTGAAGAAGAAGTTGAAAAATAATAAATATATGAAGTGTAAACATAAAAATACAAAAGTAATATGTCCTAGCTGGTCTTGTATTTGTACTAATTGTAAAAGAATATATATTAATAATGAATGGAAAACTAGGTATGAAACCATAGAATTAATTAGATTTTATTTAGAAATTAATTTTAATAATTGGTTAGCGAAATATTTATAATATGAAAATATATTTTCCAAATACTTCTAAACAAAATCTCGGTGGTGGTTGGACTTGGCGTAGAAATACAATTAAAGGATTAGGTGATAAGGTTCAAGTTGTTAATAATGTTCAAGATTGTGATATTGTTTTAATTACTGGTGTAACTATTACTGATAGAACTGAAATGCAACAAGCTAAAAAGTTAGGTAAAAAGTTAGTACTAAGAGTTGACAATTTACCAAAAGATAGTCGTAATAGAGGATGTGCATTTAGTAGAATGAAAGATTTTGCTAAGATGGCTGATTATATAGTTTATCAAAGTAAATGGTCTGAAAATTATGTTGGTTGGTGGCTAAAAAATAAAGTTAAAGCTAATTCTGCTAGATGTAGTAAGTGTCATTCAATTATTTATAATGGTGTAGATATAGATATATTTAATTATGATGATGACCCACACGATAGAGGCAATACATATTTATATGTTCAGTATAATAGAGATGAGAATAAAAGAATCGAAGAAGCATTTTATCATTTTCATTTAGTGACTAGAAAATATAAAGATGCAAGTTTAAAATTAGTTGGTAAATTTTCACCAGAAAGAGTTAAATATAATTTTGATTTTTTTGATAACGAAGATGTGCAATATCTTGGTGTGACAGATAATCCTAAGGCTATGGCAGATATTATGAGAATATGTAAATACTTTTACTTTCCAGCTTTTATAGATAGTTGTAGTAATACATTAGCTGAGGCAATGGCTTGTAGTTGCACTCCATTATTAGTAAATGATGAAGGTGGCTCAAGAGAAGTTATGGAACAAAACATCTTTGGTGTCAAGCCAATTCAAGAAATGGCTGATGAATACTATAAGATATTTGAAAAAGTATTAAGAAAATAACAAATAAAATTATGAAAAAAGAAAAAGGTAAGTGTCCAAAATGTGGACAATATAAAGCTACTGGAATGGGTACATTAGGAATTAGTATATTCTTTCTTGGTTGGATACCATTATTCTTTGGTTTATTTTTTCCACTATTATTGATAGTATCTTTTATATTAATATTCTTTGGATTTATTTTAACAATTGTAAATATAATAGCTACAATTGCTGGAAAACCTAAAACATTATTTTGTATGAATTGTCATTATAAATGGGAAGAAAAGATAATAAAAAAATAATTTATGAGATTTAGAGATAGTGGATTTATAGAAGGATTATTATTTGTTATTGCAATTAATGTTTCGGTATTATTATTTATAATTGGAATTAGTTTAATAATAAGTTTAGTAAATTAATAAAATAATAAAAAAAGTATGAACAATGTAAAAAGGTCAAGAAAAAGTAATTCAGCATTATTAGCTCAATTAAAAATTGACCAAAAGTTTTATGACGAAAGATTAAAAAGTTTTAGAGAAGATGAATCAAGAAAAGAATTATCTGGTTTAAATGAAGAATTATCAAAAGAAACTCAAAAGATACAAGGTATTATAAAGGCACAAAAGAGAAAAGATAAAGGACCTAAAGCAGAAGATTTAGTAGAACATACAAGATTAAAAGGTGAGATTTCTAAAATTCAACTTGTAATAAATGATATAGATAATTATAAACAAAGACAAGCAAAGGGATTATTAATGCTTAATGATGTTTCGTTATTATTGAATATAGTAGATAGCTTGACATCAAAAGAAAAAAGAGAATTAAATAATTTATAATATGGCTGGTTCATACACACGAAAACAACTTGAGGCGTGGTTAGGTAAGATTGATGTTAAAGTTGATAATGTCATTGATATTGGAGGTTCACAATTTCCTATTAAAGATAGAACTAAAAGTTGGGATGTTAAAGATTATAAGATATTAGATTTGGAGAAACCCCACGAAGGTGGTAAAAAACCAGATATTATAGATGATTTGAATAAATCTCTTACAATAGATATTAAGTATAATGCTTGTCCAATTTGTGGAGCTCCTGCTTGGGATAATCCATTTGCTTGTTCTGATAATTGTCAATCTAATGGTGGAGAATTTAATGGTCTCGGAAGTGCTTATCAATCTATTATTAAACATAAAAAAAGTTTTAAATATACAAAAGAATATTTTGATGTAGCATTCTGTATAGAAGTATCTGAATATTTATACAATCCATTTCAAGCATTAAAGAATATAAATGAATTTCTAAAGCCAAATGGTATATTGTATATCAGCTTCCATTTTTTATACCCAGTTCATAATCCTGTTAATTGTGATTATCTAAGATATACTCCCAATGGAGCTATTAAATTATTAGAAGAAACTGGATTTAAAGTTGAAGAGATAGTTCCAAGATTAGGTAAATGGAATATTAAAATGGATGATATGCGTCCAGCTAAGAAATACGATAAGCACGATTGGGTCGGGTGTTGTATGATGGCAAGGAAAAATGACAGTCAAAACTAGAATTAATCGAATAAAAGTTTGGTTATTATGGAAGTATTTGAGATATTTTAAAAATAGAAAAGATAATATAAAATAATATGAACAATAAATATAAAATAGGTGATATAGTAGAATTTAAACATAATCAATATAAAGATAATGAACATATTTATATTGGTAAAATAATACTTATTGAAAATCAAGATAATAAAATTGGTTATTATGTTGTAGGAATGAAAAATGTTTTTATAACTGAATTAAAAATTATAAAAAAATTATGATTTATTTTACAGCAGATGAACATTATGGACACGAAAATATTATAAAATATTGTAATAGACCATTTAGTAATGTTAATGAAATGGATGAAAAAATAATAAGCAATCATAATGAAATAGTAAAAGATAAAGACATTGTTTACCATTTGGGAGATTTTACATTAAAGAGCAAAGAAAAAGCAATTACATATATATCTAGATTAAATGGAATACATAAATTTATAAATGGTAGTCACGATTATTGGAATACTGAATTACCTTATATAATAGAAAAAGAGATAGGTAATATATATATAGTTTTATGTCATTATGCTATGAGAACTTGGGCTAGAAGTTATCACGGAAGTATACAGTTATATGGACATTCACACGGAAAATTATTACCAAAAGGTAAACAATTAGATGTAGGTGTAGATGTAAATAATTTTTATCCTATTTCATTTAAACAAGTTAAAAAAATATTAAAATTATAATTAACAAATAAAATTATGTTAGAAAAAATATATAAAAGATTATGGTATGTATTGCTTTTGTTATTTTTAATATTATTATTTAATATTATTATTTAATATATAAAAAATGATATGGATAAGGAAAAATTAATAGACAAACTTCATAGAAAAATGATAAAAGAATTATTCCGTATCTTTGATAGAATTAGTATTATAAAAGGAAGTCGTGTAGACGAAGATGATAAAAAAAGATTTGATTTATTGAAAAGAAACGAAGATGAATTATATGAAGAAGCTGTTCAATATAGTAAAGATTTTATTAATAACGAATTAAAATAAAAACTATGAAAGTATTAATTACAGGAGATGATGGGTTTATAGGAACTTATTTATATCAATTATTGATAAATGATTATGATGTATATTCTTATGATTTAGAATGTGATGATGATATTAGAGATAAGTTTAAGTTAGACCGAATATTTGATAAAGAAAGATTTGATGTAGTTATTCATTTAGCGGCAAGAGCTGGTGTTAGAACAGGTGAGGAGTTTCCAGATGAGTTTATATCTACTAATATAAATGGGACTAAGAATATAATTGATGTCTGTGAGAAATATAATGTTAAGCAGTTAATCTCATTTAGTTCTAGTAGTGTATTGGGTGGTAATGCTGAAAATACAGATGGTGAAGATGGAGGTAAATGTTTACCCTTAGAAGAAAATGACCCTTATAATCCTAAATCTCTCTATGCTATTACTAAAGTAGTTGGAGAAATGATGTTAAAGAATAGTAGTCTTAACTATACGATTATTAGACCCTTTACAGTTTATGGAGAAAATGGTCGTAAGGATATGGTTATTTATAAATGGATAGAACAGATTAAACGAGGAGAACCAATCACTATATTCGGAGGTGGCAGTAAAAGAGGATATACCTATGTTAAAGATTTAGTTGAAGGTGTTAAAAGATGTATTCTAAATCCGAAAGCGTATAAAGAAACTATACACTTAGGAGGTAGTGAAGTTGTAATGTTAGGAGATTTGATTAAAACATTTTCAGAATATTGTGATAAAAAAGGAATACAAATGACATCAAAAAAATTAGATATGCCTAAAGCTGATGTTATGGAAAGCTGGACCAATAGTAAGAAAGCTAAAGAATTATTAGATTGGGAACCTAAAGCTAATTTTGAAAAGTATTTAACTAATATATTAAGAAAAGAGTTATGAAAAAATTAGAAGATTTAATGTTAAAACTAATAATTACTATTATTATTATGTATATACTTGTTTTATGGGATATATATTTTCATATAGGACTTTGTATTTTTTATGCACCAATAATTGGAATTTATATATTTTATATATTTTATAAGTTTAATAAAATAAGATAAAAATATGGGAAATGAACAAAGTATGGAAGAAATTAAATATAGAGAAGTTTATAGCAAGAATGGAAAGATTACTATTGAACATAGAATAGTAGGAAAGCCTTATAAAGTTAATTTTGATAAATTGAAAAAATTAATTGGTAGAGATTTATTTACAGGACTTAAAGATAAGAATAAAGTAAAGATTTATAAAGGGGATATTGTAAAGAATGGTTGTCAAATTCTTGAGGTTAAGTTTGGATTGCATGTTATAGAGATAGAAAGTGCTAAATATGATGATGAGCAAGGAGATTATTTTAGGGCTTATGGTTTTTATGGTAAATATAATTATGGTTATTATAGTATTGAAGAGTTATCAAGTAATAGTAAGTTAGAAAGAAGTAGTACCGATGGTTGTTGTGAAGTAATAGGTAATATTTATGATAATAAACAACTACTTAAATAACTAATCAAAACGAAAACAATCGTGAAAAATCGATTAATAAATAAACATATGGATAAAGAAGAAAAAAAAGATAAATGTGATGTATGTGATGGTACTAATTTTGTTACAATAGATGCTTGGACAGAAACATTAGAAAATAATACTTCTTCATATTTTGGTGCTCTTGTTATAATTGAAAAACAACAATGTCAAGGTTGTAAAAATATACGATTAAAAACTACTAAAGAATTAATTTAATTTACATAATAATTAATAAAATAAACATATGAAAATTGGATTTATCGGTCAAGGCTGGATTGGTAAAAATTTAGCAAATGATTTTGAAGAAAGAGGTTATGATGTGATTAGATATGCATTAGAACCACCTTATAATAAAAACAAAGATAAGATTAAGGATTGCGATATTACTTTTATTGCAGTTCCAACGCCTAGCACTCCAGATGGATTTAGTTATAAAATCCTAGAAAATGTATTAGAGTTAATAGGAGAGAATAAAATAGCTGTGATTAAATCAACTGTTTTGCCAGAAGTAACTAATATATTACAAGATAAGAATCCTAATATATATCTATTACATTCTCCTGAATTTCTAACAGAAGCAACAGCAGTATTTGATACAAAAAACCCAGATAGAAATATCATAGGTATTCCAGTTGATAATGCTGTTTATAAAGATAAGGCTCAAAAAGTATTAGATGTGTTACCATATGCTCCTTATAAGTTGATTTGTTCAGCAAAGGAAGCTGCATTTGTTAAATATGGTGGTAATTGCTGGTTTTATTTTAAAGTGTTGTTTATTAATATGTTTTATGATTTAGTAAAGGAAATCGATAAAGATATATCTTGGGAGAGTATAAAGGATGCTTTAGCTGCTGACTATAGAATAGGTAGAACTCATTTAGACCCAATTCATAAGTCAGGTCGTGGAGCTGGAGGTCATTGTTTATTACCAGATACTAAAATAATTACAAATAAAGGTGTAAAAAATATTAAAGATATAGAAATTGATGAAAAAGTTTTAACTCATAAAGGAAAATTTGAAAAGGTTTTAAAAATTTCTAAAAGAAAAATTAATGATTTAATTTACAGAATTAAAGGACAAGGACTACAACCATTTTATGTAACAGACGAACACCCAATATATTCTGCTATTTCTGATAGAAAGTATAATGGTATAAAGAAAAAGAAATTATCTAATTGTAAAATATCTGATTTAAAAATCAAATTTAACAAGCCAAATAAGTTAAAAAATGGCGATTATATGGCTTTTCCTAAGTTTTCTAATAATAACATTAACAGTGATATAAAAGGTCTTAATAGGGATTTATGTAGATTGGCTGGATATTATGTAGCTGAAGGTTCATTTGATAAGAAAAGAATAACATTCGCTTTTCATATTAATGAAAAAGAATATCATAGTGATGTTATCAAATTAGTAAAGAATTTATATGGTCTTGATACTAAAATAGAAAATAGAGTAGATAAAAACACAACAGTATTAAAAGTATATTCAACTAAATTAGTAAAAGATTTTGAAAGAATGTTTGGACATAGAGCTGAGAACAAACACTTTCCAAATAAATGGTTATTAGCTAAGGATGATTTAATAAAAGAAATGTTAAATGGTTATTGTAGAGGAGATGGAAGTTTTAGTATGAATGTTTTTACTTCTGCAACTGTATCTGAAAAACTTGATAGTCAATTAAGACTTATGCTTTATAGATTAGGAATAAAATGTAATTCATTTCATAAAGATGAAAAAATAGATAAAACTGGTCAATATCATCAAAAAGCATATTATATTTGTTGTTCGAATATAATTGAAACAAGAAAGATGTCTGATATTGTAGGTTATAAATTAAATAAGAAAGTTAAGTGGATTAGAAATACTTGTCCAGAATTAGGTAATAATATATTAAGACCAATAAAAGAAATTGATAATATAAAATATAATGGATATGTTTATAATTTAAAAGTTGAGAAAGATAATTCTTATGTTGGTTTAGACGGTTCATTTCATAATTGTTTCATAAAGGATTTTGAAGCATTTAAAGATTTATATGAAGATAAGGTAGCAGATGTTGATGGTATGCAAGTATTAAATGGTTTAGTTCAGAAGAATATTAAATACTTAATGGAATCGAATAAAGATTTAGATTTATTAAGTAGTGTTTATGGTAAAAAGATAGAAAGTAAATAATATGTTAAATGTAGATAAGAAGAAATGTATTGGTTGTGGTACTTGTATTGCTTTATATCCAGATTGTTTTAAAATGGATGAGAATGGAAAAGTTTATATAATGAATAAATGCACTAATAAAGATAAGGTTAATATTCTTATTAATTCTTGTCCTGTTAATGCTATTAATAATAAATAATAAAAAATGTATGAATATTAATTTTGAAAAAATGTTAAGAGGATTTTTTATATCTGGTAATGGGGTTATCATTATATTAATTCCAATTATATTATTTAGAATGTTAGTAGGTAGTTATATTTTTTCCTGGTTTGAATGGATTTCTTATTGGATAATTCTTGAATTATTAGTTTTTGCGTTAGTTTATTTAGTAAATGAATATATTAAATTAGATGATTAATAACAAATAAAATTATGGGAATATTTAAGAAAAGAAAAAAAACAAAGTTAGAAACATTACCAAGAATGAATATTGGTAATATAGATGCAGTAAAACGAATGAGTGAATTAAGAAAAGTTATTGAAATAGCTGAGCAAACTGGTAAATATTTAGTTTGTATTTCTATTCACGACCCAAATAAAAAATTAGATAGAACTAAAGTCGGTAAAGATGGTAATTTAATGGATATACATCATTTTACATTTGCTGAAGATTTCAAAGAAGATGATAGATATGGTTGTCTTGATAAGTATGCCGAGTTATTAAAGCTTGGTGATAAATAAAATGGATTATAGTAATGCAAGAAAACTTAATATTGGTTCTGGTAAAAAGAACATTAAAGATTTTACAAATTTTGATGGTTTAATATGGGATGGAAATACTAATATAATTTGGAATTTAGTAGATACACCTTATCCATTTGAAGACGAACATATAGAAGAAATTGTATGTATGGAAGTATTAGAACATATTAGTTGGCAAGATACATTAAAAGTTTTAAATGAATTTAATAGAATATTAAAACTAAAAGGCAAATTACATATACAAGTTCCAGATTGTGGAAAGATGATGGAGTATTATGTCAATAATCAAATATGTGAATGTGTTCCACATAAAGATGATGGCAATGGTTTTAAAGCAGACCCAAAATGTATTAATTGTCAAGGCAAAGGAAAGGTTAATCCTAAGAGATGGTTATTGGCATTTACTGGTTCTCAAAAACATAAATTTGATATACATAAAAATATATTTACAAAAGAATCATTAGAGTTAGCTTTAATGACAATAGGATTTAAACATTTAAAATTTAGAGATGATATAAGTAAGTTAATAGTAAATTGTATAAAATAATATTATGACTAAAGAAATAATAGCAATAATAATTTTAAATATTTTAGTATTACTTTGGGCTGTTAAATTAGGAATTAATAAACAAATAAATAAAAAATAGGAGGATATGGTGAAAAAGAAACGAAGTATCGTAAAAGGAGATTTCTATACGAAGAAACAACTCCTAAAATTTGGTTGGAGAATATCGTATGAAGGTCTATATTGTATTGTTTTTGAAAAAAAAATGAAGCAAATTCTTTGGATAAAAGCTAATAACACAATTGATATGGTATGGCATGATTAAAAGGGAGGATAAAATGAATGCTTATATTAGATTATCAATAGTATTTATATTATATAGTATGAACTATATAATCAATCGTTGGAATGTTTTTAAGATTTGTTGGAGGTTATAGTGAAGAACAATGTAAAGTATCTATTCAAGGAAAAGAAGTATGAAAAGGTCTTATTTGTATCTGATATTCACGCTCCGTTTCAGGATAACAGAGCAGTCAGAGCTTGTATCTCGTTTGGTAAATGGATAAAACCAGACAAAATTATCTTTATGGGTGATGTGATAGATTTTTACGCTATTTCTTCATTCAATAAAGACCCTATCAGAGCTTTAGGAATACAAAAAGAAATAGATGAAGCTATATCTATTCTCAAAATATTCCGTAAGGAATTTCCTAAAGTTGAAATGGATTTTATTCGTGGTAATCACGAGAAACGTTTACAGTCATACCTTTGGAAAAAAGCATCAGAACTTTCAGGATTGAAGAATATGAATGTTCCTGCATTGCTTGAACTTGAAAAGTTGAATATCAAATACCACAAGAGCGGTAGAATGAAATTGAGAGGTATTGTTATCAAACACGGAGATAAGGTTCGTAAGCATTCTGCTTATACTGCTCGTGGTGAATTTTCAGAAACTGGTTTATCAGGATTATCTGCTCATACTCACAGAATTGGTATGCACTGTAGAACTAATGAAGGTGGAAGATTTTTCTGGTATGAAATTGGATGTCTTTGTAAACTCAACGCTGAGTATATGGAAGGCAAAATGCCAAATTGGCAACAAGGTTTTGCTATCGGATACTTTAAACTGGGTTCAGCTAAGTGTAATATTCATATCGTTCCTGTTCTTAATGGCAAAGCAATTTGCGGAACTATGGAGTACTATGGAATAAACAGGAGGAAGTGATGTTAATCTATAAATGTCCTGATTGTGGACGAACTATTGAATTTCCTAATCTTTATAGAAATGAAAAGATTACTCGAAATAGAATTTGTGTTAGATGTGAAAAAAAGAACAAGAAAAAGTCCACAAAGAAAAAGAAGAAACAAGCATTATTTAGTTATCCCTAGCGGGACTGACGGTGAAAAAAATGGGCGGGTTGCTTTATAGCGTAATTCCCGTCAAACTTTTAAAGATATTTATTTTATATAACATAGGAGGATATTATGTGGTGGCATTGGGTTTTATTTGTGGGGTGTATAATCTTTTTACTTTATATATCCTTTAGAGAACTTTTTCTTTATAATCCATATTACAAAAAAGGAGGAGATAAGTGAAAACAAGAACAATATCTGACCTAATGAATAGAGGATGGATAAGAACATATATCCTTGGACACGGATTTATGATTCTTGGAAAGAAACATTTGAGAATCTTATATAACCATTACAGACAAAAAGTTTTGGAAGTATATAAGGATACTTCTTCTATTAATTAAAAGGTCTTGGTGGTTTCCTTTCAAAAAAGAACTACCAATTTTATATAAATATATACCAACAGTATACAAAAAGGTTAACCAATAGTTTATGAATAGTTAGTTTCCAGATATATCCGATTATATGCGATTATATCTGAAAGTTAATTATCATAAATGTGGACAGCCTTGGATAAAAACTTTATAAACTGCGACCGTTAGGACGCAAATTACTGCGAGATGATTATCCATATAAAATATCTACCTTATTTTATAAGGAAACTACTTCTTTGCGTAGAATACAAAAACTACACTTCAAGAGGAAATGCTTGATTAAAAGTAACTGGCTTATCCAGAAGGTAGCTGTCTAGGGATTAATGGTGCTATTTGTACGCACTTCCCTAGACAGTTAATGATAAATAAAAAACATTATGAGTGAAATAGAAGATAAAAAAGTAATATCAACAAGTATTTTAATAGCTTTAATAATGGCAGATAAAAATAAATCTAAGCCAAATGTTTTAATTAATAAAGCAATATCAATGGCTAATAATTTAATTAACAAATTAAATATATGACTAAAAAAATAATGATTTGTCCAGATGTTCCAAACTGGGCTATCGGAAAATTATCATCAATTATAGTAAAACATAATCAAAGATTTGAATTTTTATATTATCCATTACATCCTAGAGATGTAGTTGATAAGATTGAAGAATTTAAAAAAGCAGTAAAAGAGTTTAAACCAGATGTAATTCATTTTCAATATTATCGTTCTTGTTCTCAAGCATTAGAATTATGGAAAGAATTAAAAGAATATAAGATTATTTTAACTCATCATAATCAAAAAACAAAAGCCATATATCATAAGAAATGGCAAGAGCTTGGAGTTGACCATTTAGTTTGTCATACTCAAAAATGTAAAGAAATGCTTTTAAAAAATGGAGAAAAAAATGTTACTGTTATTCAACACGGAATAGATTTAGATTATTTTAAATATTCAGATGAAGAACCAGAGAGTCCAAGAATAGGTTATGTTGGTAGAATAGTCCCATGGAAAGGATTAAAGGAAGTATTAAAGGCTGGTAAAGAATTGGGTTGTAAAGTTCTTGTTATGGGCAAACAAGATAAAGCTAAATATTTTCAAAGTTGTAAAGAATATTTAGATATAGCAGATTGGGCTTTTTTTAATTGTGAAGATGAAGATAGAGTAGAGGCATATAATAATATGACTTTATATGTAGGTAATTCTATTGATGGATATGAAGAAGGCACTTTGTCATATTTAGAAGCAATGGCTTGTGGAGTTCCAGTTGTTACTACTTTAAGTGGTGAGGCAAGAGATTTAGCTATTGATAATAACAATGCTTTAATTGTTCCATTTAGAGATGAAAAAGGCTCTTATGAAAAATTAAAAGAATCAATTAAAAAAGTTCTTGACGATAAAGAGTTAAGAGGTAAATTAAGAAAAAAAGGTTGGAATACTATTAGAAGTATGTCTGAAGAAAAAATGGCAAGACAATATGCTGATTTATATTATAAGGTAGGGAGTAATAAACCTTTAGTTAGTGTAATAATTCCAGCAACTTATGAGAATGATATTAAACCTATTTTAGATAGTTTACAAAGACAGACATATGATAATATTGAAGCTATTATCATTTGGGATGAATATGAATATGGAAATGCATCTATTAGTATAGACCCAGATAATATAGATGAAATACATAATCATGCTTATAATAATTTTAGAAATTATCATTTTCCAGTATTAAATTTATATACAGATAAAGAAGGTTATAATTTAGCAATGGCTCGTAATATGGGAATTATTGAAGCACACGGAGAATATATTTTATTTAATGATGCAAGGCTATGTCCAGAAGAAAATGCTATAGAAGAATTTTTAAAAGCAACAGATATCCCTAAGTATTTGAATATATGGTTTTCTGGTAATAAAAATGATAGTAAATCGTTTATAGAAAATTTTAGTTTTGTTAAAAGAAATCAAGTTATAAATTTTGGAATGTTTAATGAAAGAATTGATAAGTATGGTGGAATGTCTCAAGAGATTAGAACAAGATGGTTTTTACAAGAGGGTGTATTTTTTTATGTTAAAGATGCGAAAGCAAAACAAATACAAAAAGCTAAATCATCTAGTGGTAGGAAATCAGATATTGTAAAAATGAAATTAAAGCTATTTAAAATGTATAAAGATATAAGTGTATAATTAATATTAAATATATGAAATTAAATATTTCTAAAAAACAATGGGATGGATTATCTATAGAAGAGAAAAATAATTATTTAGGTTTTTCATGTAAAGATAGAACTTATAAAAATTTATTATTTAATGGTTATTTATCTATAGGTAGAATGATTGAGTACTTAGGAGATGATTTAGCGGAAATACATTATTATAAAGATGATAAAAAATTCGGTATTAGATTATTAGACGGAACTTATTTTAGTGGTAAAAAATTAATAGATATTGGATGGAAAGCATCCAAATATAAATTAAAACAATGAGTTATCGTGATATTGATAATAAGAGTCCAATATTCGGAATGATTGTAGGTTTAATATTTATTATTTTTATAATAATTTTATATATCTTAACAAATTAAAATAAAATTATGTCTAAGAAAATAAAGAAGATAGCACTTGTATTTGAAAATTGTGAATCTGTAGATTTATTACCAGATGAATTTTATGGTTTATATATTCAAGGAATAAAAGATAATTATTTAATAAATTGTTTTCAATATGAAAATGGAGAAATAATCAAACAAAAACAATGTGAAAAGTTTAATTTAGTTTTAAATAAAAAAGGAGAAAACAAAAAGGTAGAAATGGCAGATATATCTTTATTACAAAGATTAAAACAATGGAAAGATATTACTTGGATAAATATATATTATAAAAATGGAAAAGATGATAGCATAGCAGTTCCTTGGGGAGGAGATAATGAAAAGAATAATAAACAAATACTAAAAGAATTAAATGATGATACTAAAATTATAATTAAATAAAAAATATGTCTAAGAAAAAAAGAAAAGTAAAAGGAATTATTTTAGCAGGTGGTTTTGGAACTAGATTAAAACCAATGACTAATGTTACAAACAAACATTTACTCCCAGTATATGATAAGCCTATGATTTATTATCCTATTAAAACTTTATCTAATGCTGGTGTTAAAGATATTATAATTATTACTGGTAGTGAAAATGCTGGTGATTTTATAGACTTACTTGGAGATGGAAAAGAACTTGGTGTTCATTTAACATATAGACCACAACGAGGAGCTGGTGGAATTGCTGAAGCATTATTATTATGTAAAGATTATATTGGTGATAGTCCAATGGTAGTTATTCTTGGTGATAATATATTTACAGATGACATAAGTCAATATGTTAAAGATTATGAAAAAGATTCTAATGGTGCAATGATTTTTTTGAAAGAAGTTAAATATCCAGAAAGATTTGGTGTAGCAACATTAAATAAAGATAATAAAAATTATATTAGTAATATTGTTGAAAAGCCAAAAAATCCTAAAACTAATTTAGCTGTTACTGGTTTATATTTTTTTAATGCTAGTGTATGGCATATTATAAAAATGCAAGAAAAATCTGATAGAAATGAATTAGAAATTACTGATGTTAATAATTGGTATGTTCACAATGGACAAATGAAACATAAAATTCTAAAAGGATTTTGGTCTGATGCAGGAACTATTGAGAGTTTATATAATACTTCAACTGCTATTAGAAAAAAACGTTTAGAAAAATAATTAAAATATAAGTATATGTTAAAAAAAGTATTAAATAAAAATTATGAATGAAATAAAAATATTCAACTACAATTGGCATATCGCACATCAATTTTCTTTAGTTCAAATACCAAATACTAAATGGACTTATTTAGAACAGAATAGACGTCAATATTCTTCTGGAGTAAGAGGTGATTTTGTTAAAGATTATAATATAGATTATGTTCCACATTATGAGGAAGATAAATACGATGTAGCATTATTACATATTGACCAGCAATGCTTTGAAGAAGGGATTTGGAATTATGGTAAAGGTTCTCTTTATAAAGATTTGAATGTAGTAATAAAAGATATACCAAAAATAGTTATTATGCATGGAACTCCTTATTACCCAGAAAAGTTTCAATCTGATATAACTAAAGTAAATTATGAAAAAAAAGGTTATACAAAAAATCAGATTGGAATGTCTAGTGAATTAATTGATATGTGTAAAGATATTATTGGTGATAATATAATGGTAACTAATTCTAAAATGGCAGCAAAGCAATGGGGATTTGGTATACCATTTTGGCATGGACTTAATCCAGATGATTGGTTAGATTTACCAAAAGAGCCAAGAGTAGTAACTATGATTGGACCAGCAGGTTTAGATAAGTATTATGACAGAATGTTTTTATCAGCAGTAAAAGAAAGATTAATTGAAGAAGGTATATATCATTGTCACATTACAGTTGATGTAAAGTTTAAAAAATTTGATGAGTATAGAGATTTTTTAGGTAGAAGTTTAATATATTTTAATCATACAAGAGAAAGTCCTATGCCTCGTGCTAGAACAGAAGCTATGCTTTCGGGTTGTTGTGTAATTAGCACAGCTAATCAAGATTCAGAAACTTATTTAGTTAATGGTGAAAATTGTATTACTACAAGACGTAATCCAGATTATGTTGTAAAAGTTATTAAAGGATTAATGGAAAAGTATGATGAAGCTATAAAAATTGGACAAGCAGGAAAGAAAACTGCTAAGAAATTATTTAGTAAAGACAGGTTTGAATCTGATTGGAGAAAATTATTAGAAGAAGTGGTTGAATATTATAAAGAGCATAAAACTACAAGAGGATTCAAGTTTAAATAATATATCTTACGTTTTTATGTTAAAGAAATGCCACCTCTCGTGCATTTATAGTTAAAAGATACCATTATATACTATTAATTAAAAAATATGCAAATAAGGTTAAATTTAGGTTCTGGGAAAAAATGTCTTAATGGTTATGTAAATGTAGATTTATATTCTTATAAGGCTGAAATTACTGATGACATAGCAACGTTGTTTGAAGTTACTAAAATCTTTGGACTTAATTCGATTGAAAAGATATATTCTTCACATAGTTTAATGTGTATTCCAGAAAGGAAATTATTAAAAGCATTAAAGATATGGAAAGGATTATTAAAAGAAGATGGTATATTAATAATTGAAACTACAGACTTTGAAAAACAAGTAGAAGAATATATTAAAGATAAGAAGTCAGCAAAGAATGTAATGTATAGTTTATTTGGAAATAATAAAGATGATGGTTTAGGATTAAGATATCAATTTGATTTTGATTTGTTAAAATATTGGCTTGAGAAAGCTGGATTTAGAGATATAGAAAGAATTAAACAACCAGAATATAGTTCTCATAATGAAGAATATAATTTATGTGTTAAAGGAATAAAATAATATGAAAAGAAAACCTCATAGACAAATATGTTCAGTATGTAATAGAGAATATTCTGTTGATTTTTGGGTTCCTAGAAATATTTGGGAATTAGCTACTCATCATAGTCAAAGAGAAAATCTTATTTGTTTAGATTGTTTTACTAGAATGGCTGATACTAGATTTGTTGAATGGGATAAAGATATTAAGTTTACTCCAACAAGTTTAATAACTCATATAAGGAATTGTAAAATTAAATAATATAAAATAATATGTCAAGAGTAGGAAAAGGTCATAGAGCTTCAAAGTATGCAAAAAGTGGTAAGTATAATTCTCAATTTTATAGAACTACAGAAAAAGCTGGTAAATGGAGAGGTAAAGATAAAGATAGTTATACTAAATATACAAAATCAAGAAAAGAAAAACATGACGAAACAACTAAAGAATATTTTGAAAGATTAAAGAAAAAATAATATGAATTTAAAAGAAAAAATTTACATTTATTATCTTTTTGATGACTTAATGTGTAGAAAGTCATTAAAATTAGAGATACATAGTGAAGAATTGCCAAGTAATTTTTTAAACTTTTTACAAGTAAATGGTTATTCTTTAAATAAAACAAGATGGAGATTGGAAAAAGGTAAAAGAGAATATAAAATAATTTAATCAATAAATAATAAGAGTGTATGCCATATAACAAAAAACATTTTAGTATGGAATCTAATAGTGAAACAAGACGAATGACAAATGAAGAATTATTTTGGTGGAAAATTTATGGTATTAAAATATTTAAACAAAGACATATATTAATAAAAGATGTTACTAGCTAAATAAATTTATTAATAAAATAAATATATGAAAATTTTTAATGGGAAAAAAATGAATTTTAAGTGTAAAAAATGTGGTAGTAAATTAGTATATACAATACGTCATTCAAAAATTCACGAGAATTATAAAAAAGAACTTGGTAATGGTAAAACTGAAATTGGTGTTAATTTTGGGTTTGATGAATTAAAATGTAAGTGTGGTTATATTTTAAAAATTCCAAGAATTTTATAATAAATATATGAAGAAAGTATTAATTACTGGCATCACAGGACAAGATGGTTCATATCTAGCAGAACTATTATTAAAGAAAGGATATGTAGTTCATGGTCTTGTTCGTAGAAGTTCAACTTTTAATCGTGAAAGAATTGAACATTTGTATGGAGATTTTTGCCACGAAGATAAATTGTTTTTACATTATGGAGATTTAGCAGATTATATTTCAATAGTAAATCTTATTAAAAAAATTAAGCCAGATGAAATTTATAATTTAGGAGCTCAAAGCCACGTAGCAGTATCTTATGAAATACCATATTATACAGCACAAGCCACTGGATTAGGAATATTAAATGTTTTAGAAGCAGTAAGAATACTTGAATTAGATTGTAAAATATATCAAGCTTCAACATCTGAATTATTTAAAGGTAGTCCAAATACAGTACCTCAAGATGAAAATACTGTTTTTGACCCAGTTAGTCCTTATGGTGTAGCAAAATTATATGCTCATCAATTATGTAAAGTATATAGAGAAGCATATAAAATGTTTATTAGTTGTGGAATATTATTTAATCACGAGTCAGAAAGAAGAGGTAAAAATTTTGTAACTAGAAAAATAACTGTTGCTGTTGGCAATATTTTAAAAGGAAAACAAAAAGAATTGAACTTAGGAAATCTTGAAGCTAAAAGAGATTGGGGTTATGCACCAGAATATGTTGAAGGTATGTGGAAAATGCTACAACAAAAAAAGCCAGATGATTATGTATTAGCAACTGGTGAAACTCATACTATAAGAGAATTTTGTAAAGAAGCATTTAAGTTAGTAGGATTAGATTATAAAGATTATGTAAAATTTGACAAAAGACATATTAGACCAAATGAAGTTGACTTACTTTGTGGTAATGCAAGTAAAGCTAAAAAGAAATTAGGTTGGAGTCCAAAAATTAAGTTTAAAAAGCTTGTCAAAATAATGGTAGAGAATGATATTAAATAATAAATTAATTATATGAAATTAAAAAATTTATTAAGAATCATTTTAGTTATAATAACTTTTCCTTTAAGGTTAGTATATAATATAATATCCCATAGTAATTGGAAGGATTTAAAATGATTATAGGTTATGCTTATTTAGTTGCTGATTTATTTCATATAGGTCATTTAAAAGCTTTACAAAATGCTAAAAAATATTGTGATTATTTAATTGTTGGATGTTTAAGTAATAGGGCTTGTATGGAAAAAAAATCAAAGCCAATAATATCTTATAAAGAAAGAAAAGTTATACTTGAATCTTGTAAGTATGTTAATAAAGTAATTATCCAAAAAGAATATTCTCCTTTAAATAATATTAAAAGAATAAAACCACATATATTAATGGAAAGTGATAATCATCCAGAACAACCAGCCAATGAATATGTTAAGAGCTATGGTGGTAAAATAATTATAACAAAATATTATATTCCTCAATCTTCTACTAAAATAAAAAATAAGATTATAAACATATGTTAATATTATCTTTATGTACTGGAAAAACAGATAGATGGGATTTATCTGGTATTAAACAACTAATAGATATCAAAGGAGAACCATTATTAAAAAGAACTATTAGGCAGTTTAAAGAAAAAGGCGAAGATATTACTATCGTGACTGATGACAATAATTTAAAAATTGGTAATTATTTTATTCCAGAAAAAGGAAGATGTGGTTGTGAAACATTATTAAATACTAAAGAATTATGGAAAGATAAAGTAATTGTTTTATTAGGTGATGTTTTATATTCAGATAATTTAGTAAATAAAATATTAAAATGTAATGATGAATTTAGAATATTTGGTAATTGGGAAGAGATATATGCTGTAGTTTTTAAAGAGTCTGTATTTGAAAAAGTAATTAAAGAATTAATTATTGCTATTAAAGTTGATGTTGTTAAATCCAATTTATGGGATTTTGCACAAGCTTACTTAGGTGGTAAAAGAAAAGATTATCTTAAAAGAGAATTTGAATATATAAAAGACTATACTCAAGATTTTGATGATAAACGTGATGTCGATAAATATAATAAAAATTTAAAAAAATATAATTATGAATAATATGAAAACTAAAAAAAAGAAAACTGAAAGAAGAATTGCTTATGAAAAATTAAGAAATATAAAGAATAATAATATTAAGAAAAAACATAAATTTATATTTGAAAATCAATATATGATGGATAACAATTTTATCGAAAGTTGGAAGACATTAAGAAAAATATTAACAAATAAAATAAAAATATGAAGATAGGAATATTCTCATTTAAAAAATTTGAAGGTATGGATGAGGCTGGCAGTTCAACTATTCGTTGTGATTGGTTATTAAATTATTGGAAAGAAGCAGAAGAGTTTAAGTATGGACAAAAATATGATGCTATAATTTATCAAAAAGTTTATTATCCTAAACACGCTAAATTATTTAAAGGAGTAAAAATTTTAGATTTATGTGTATCTGGCAATTCATTAATTTTTACTTTAGATGGTTGGAAATATGCTAAAGATATCATAGAAAATGATTATATTTTAACTCATAAAGGTAGATTTAAAAAAATTAAAAATATTTTTGTTAGAAATGATAAAACAAAAAATGTTAAAGCTAGTGGATTATGTTCTATTAAATTAACTGGTAATCACCCAGTATATTCTGCTAATTATAAATATAATAATAAAAAAGGAAAAGTTTTTGATAATTTTAATTGGGTTAATGTTGATAATTTGATTATTACTAAAGGAAAAAATAATGGTAGTACATTAATTACTCATAAGAATAGAGATATAAATGAAAAAGAACTTACTGCATATAAAGATGAGGCTTGGTTTACTGGTTATTATTGTGCAGAAGGTTCTTGTAGTGACCATCAAGTTAGTTTTGCTATGCATAAAAATGAAATTGAACATAGAAAAAAGATTATAAATATTATTCATAATTTTGGTTTTAATAGTTCTTATTATGAAAAAGATAATACTGGTAGGGTATATTTTAGTTCTAAACATTGGGTTGAATTATTAAAAGATAAGTTCAAATCTAAAGATAAAAAAGTTCCTTATGCTAGAATATTTAATGCTACTAAAGAAGAGAAATTAGATTTTTTAGAAGGGTATATTGCTGGTGATGGTTATTGTAATGATATTAATGGTATAAGTGTATCGACTATATCAAAGAAATTAGCTTATTCTGTTTGGCAATTATTTAGAGATTGTGGAATAAATGTTAGTATGAATTATCATAAAAGAGAAGGTGATAGTTATAAATTTATTCATAAAGATGGTAGAGAATATTATGGTAAGCCACAATGGAGAATACAACTTAATCCAATAGAATCTATTAAATTTTATAATTTAACTAATATAAAAAAATATAAAAAATGTAAAATTGATTATTGGAATAGTTTGGTTTCTAAAAATGTAGAAGTTATAGAATCAAATGGTTATTATACACATCCAGTAAAATCAATTACTGATAATAATAAAATTGAAACTGTTTATAATTTTGAAGTAGAAGATGATAACAGTTATATTGTTGATGGTATTATAGTTCATAATTGTGACCCCGATTTTTTGCATTGGGGTTATCAAACAAAAGCTATGATTGAAGAGGTTGATGCTATTACTTGTGCAACAAAAAAATTGGCAGAAGATATAAAACATTTTACAGATAAGCCAGTTATTTATATTCCAGATAGAATAGATTTGAAATTATTTAATCAAATTATTCAAAATAATGAAGATGCAAAAGTAGTTGCTTGGTTTGGTTATGGACATAATTTTTGTATGTTAGACCCAGTAATAAATTTTTTAGCAAAACATAAATTAAAACTTATTGTTATTTCAAATGCTGATTATAGATTACCAACTGGTTGTAAAAAAATAGAATTTGAAACAATCAAATTTAATTGGGATATATTGGCTAATGATTTGAAAAAATATAAAGTTGATTTTATTTTAAATCCAAAAAGTAAAAAAGGTAAATGGAAATATAAAAGTGATAATAAAAGTTATATAGGTTGGGCTATGGGTTATCCAGTTGCTTATGACTTAGATGACTTAGTTAAATTTATAAATCCACAAAATAGACAATTAGAAATAGAATTAAGAAAAAAAGAATTAAATGAAAAATATAATGTTAAATTATCAATTAATGAACTTAAGACACTTATTGCTGAAATTATCAAGAAAAAAAATGCGTAATAAAAGAATAGTATATATTTGGTATTGTCCAAGAAAAAGTTGTAATAATATAATTACAAAAACTAGCAAGCCACACCTTGATAGCAAGAAAGAATATATGTGTAAAAATTGTAATGTTAAATACAGAGGGGATGTTTTAATGATATTAAATAAAGATAATATAAGAAATACACTCAATAAAATGTAAAAGGTATTGACATTATATCGTTTTGGGTGTATAATAGAGGTATATAAAATACAAAATATAAAATAGTTAATTTTCAGTTGCAACTTTAGAGTGATGTTAGTTATATTTTCACGCAACAGATATATAACGACTAGCTCTTACTGATTTTATTCCTTGCGGGTCGTCAGACCCTATCGGCATTAGAGCTGATGGCAAGTGATATAGAGTAGTGGTGTTTTAGAACACCTCACGGTCAAACTTAAGTGGATATTTATGAAGTATATTTAGTAAATATCTAGCAAAACCGTAGACTACTCTAATAACGTGTATATAAATGGGAGTAGGTATAGGACTATCATCCTTTAAACTACTCCTCAGCTGAAAGTTAATTATAAAAAATTTATAGACGAACTTTATAGTTTTACGAAATTATAAGTTCTCGGCTTTACGAAGCTGTGATAATGATAACGTCTTAGGTTTACGAACCATTTTATCGTATGATAAGATGTTTTTTTGTTATTTACTTTTAAAAATATGGGATATTTAAAAAATATTTTCAATGCTTTCACTGGAAAAAAAGAAGTTTCTAAAAAAAATCCAGCAGGTATTGAATTGTATGGTGCTGGACAATATGAATTAGGATATGCAAAAAAGAAAATATTATTGAGAGAAATGAGGGGATGGGTTTTTGCATGTACATCTGCTATAGCTGATGAGATAGCTCAAATAGATATAAAATTATATAAAAGAAAAGGTGATAAAATTGAAGAAGTTACGGATAGTCCAATTTTAGATACTTTATATAAAGTCAATGATTTTACTACAAAATTTGACCATTTTTGGTTAACTTCTGCTTATTTAGAATTAACTGGAGAATCTCCTTGGTATTTAGAAAAAGATGCTAGTGGTGTTACTGGTATTTTCTTTTTAGACCCAAGTAAGTTAACTCCAATAGCTGATAAAAAAACTATTATTAGTGGTTATAGATATGAAGTTGGTATGGGTAAAAAAATAACTATACCAAAAGAAAATATTATATTTATAAAATTTCCAGACCCAGCAAGACCATTTAGAGGATTAGGAACATTAGAAGCTGCTGCAAGGTCAGTAGATGTAGATATTAATGCTGAAGAATGGAATAGTAAATTTTTTGAAAATTCTGCAAGACCAGATTCTATTTTGAATGTCAATGTGGTTCAAATGGATGATGAACAAAAAAAAGTTTTAAAGCATAGTATAGAAGAACAATATAAAGGAACAAAAAAATCACAACAATTAATGGTTTTATTTGGTGATATGAAACTTGAAAAATTTGCTACCACTCAAAAAGATATGGACTTCTTGGAACAACAAAGATTTACAAGAGATAAGATATTTGGTATTTTCCGTGTTCCAAAAGCAGTATTAGCACAAACTGAAGGAGTGAATTATGCTTGTCATTCAGAAGATACTGAAGTTTTAACTGAAAATGGATTTAAAAAATATTGGGAAGTAAAAAAGAATGAAAAGATAGCTACTGTTAATAAAGATACAAATAAAATAGAGTATCATATACCTAAAGAAAAATTTGTTTATGATTATGATGGCAAAATGGTACATATGAAAACAAAAAATGTTGATGTATTAATTACACCTAATCATAAAATATGGTATAGAACACAAAAAATAAAAGAATATAAAATAGAAGAAATTGGAAAAGTTAATAACAGTGAAATACATATTAAAGCTAATTTTAATTATGATGATGATAAGATAGAAGAATTAAATGATTTTATAATTCCAAAAGTAAAAAAAGGATTGACTGCAAATAATAAGACATTATCAGATGAAGTTAAAATTAATGGTGATGTTTTTTTAGAATATTTAGGATATTTTTTATCAGAAGGTGGATTGTTAAAAGAAACTTCTCCAAATTTTAGATATGTTCATACTATTTGTCAGAAAAAAAGTGAAGAAAATATTTCTAAAATGAGAAATTGTTTAAAGAAAACTGGTTTTTCTCATACTGAATATAAAATTGAAAGTGGTGCTACATATTGGAATGTTTATGGGAAAGCAGTTAATAGTTGGTTTAGAGAAAATTGTGGAGATGGATGTGATATAAAAAAAATTCCATTACAATTTAAAAAATTAAACAAAAGACAATTAAGAATATTATTTGATGCTTTAATGTTGGGTGATGGTAGTTGGGATAAAAGAGAAGATAGAAATAGTGGATGTTATGCGACAACATCAATTCAATTAGCTGATGATGTACAAGAAATTGCATTAAAACTTGGTTATTCAGTTTCTATAAAGGTTCATCACGATACTCGTGAAAATAGAAAAATATTATATGTTGTTAATATAAGTAATAGAAAAGAACATCAATTAAGAGATTGTAAAGAAGAAATAAATTATAGTGGTAAGGTTTGGTGTTTTGAAGTTCCTAATCATATTTTTATTACAAGACGTAATGGCAAAATAACTGCGAGTGGAAATTCGGCAAAAGCTGCTAATTATATTTTTGCACGTTGGACTATTCAACCAAAGATGGAAAGAATTATAGAACAATTAAATGAGTTTTATGTTCCAATGTTTACTGGTTCTGAAGAAATGTTTTTAGATTTTACTAATCCAATACCAGAAGATGAAGAAGTAAAATTAAAAAATTATACAGAAGGTATTGATAAATGGCTTACTACAAATGAAGTTCGTTTAGCAGAAGGATTGCCACCAGTCGAAGGAGGAGATTCAATTTATAAACCATTTAATCTTATACCAATTGATAGTGATATGGGTATGGCACATGAGTCTGTTAAATTTGTAGAATTAAAAGTTAAAGGTAAAAAAGATAAAAATATTATATCAAATATAAGAATAAAAAGATTAAATGCTAGAAATCCAGGACATAAAGAGAAAGCAAAAAGGATTAAAAAATCTAAAAATGAAATGAAAGAAAAGGTAAAGGAAATGCTTAAAAAAGAAATATATAATGTGAAAAAGAAAATCATTAGATGGTCTGATAATAAAAAAATACATTTTTGGAAAGTAAAAGATGCTTTATCAAGACAATTTATAAAGCCAGTACGTGATAAACAAAAAAAAGTATTTGAACAACAAAGAAAAAAAGTTCTTAAAAATTTAAACAAGAAAAAAGCAATTAAGGCTAGTGTAGATATATCAGGTTTACAATTGAATAAAGTAGAAGAAGCGGCAATAACAATAGCTGTGGTTATGCCAGTACTTGAAGAGTTATTTAAAGAAAGTGCTGATGAAACATTTACATTTTTAGGTGTTGATATGGTTATGGATACTTCAACTGAAGAAGTACAAACATTACTTAAAGCTGAAACAAGAAAGTTTTCAAATTCCGTAACTAAGACAACTAATATTGCTATTAAAAATCAAGTAGCTGAAGGATTAAAAAATAATGAGTCTATACCACAAATTGGAAAAAGAATAAATAATATATTTGATGTTGCTAATAAAAGTAGAGCTGAAGCAATAGCAAGAACTGAAACTGTTAGATATAATTCTGCTGCTACAGAACGAGCATTTGTAGAATCTGGTGTAGTTGAAGCAAAAGAATGGAATGTAGAACCAGATGCTTGTCAATTTTGTGCTCCAATGACTGGTGCAATTGTACCACTTGGTTCATCATTTTTTGATAAAGATGTTGAAATTACTGGTTCAGATGGTGGAAAAATGACATTGGATTATGACACAACAGAATACCCACCTCTCCATACAAATTGTTTTATAGACCCACAAATACCAATATTTACTTCTAAAGGATGGAAACAAATAGGAAAAATTAAAGTAGATGATTTAGTTTTAACACATAAAAAGAGATTTAGAAAAGTTACAAAATTAATAAGAACACCAAAACAGATTCCTGATACAACAACAATTAAATTTAATTTTGGAATAAATAAAAAGAATAAAAAAACTACAAGAATGCAGGAATCTTTAACATTAACATCTGAGCATCCAATTTTATGTAATGGAAAATGGGTTGAAGCTAATAAGATAAAAAAAGGTGATAAATTAGAAATGTTAGCAAATCATTGTCAATATTGTAATGAATTAATACCTTATTTTCAAAAATATTGTAATCATACTTGTAGTAGTAAGGCTACAACTAAAAAACAATGGGCAAGTGAAGAACATCGTTTATTAATGTCAAAAAAAATTAGTAAAAGTATGAAAAATCAATGGAGAAATGGTGATAGAGATTGGAATTATAAACAATTAAAAGAAGCTAGAAAAAATATTAAAGAGTTTAAATTAAATAATCCTGAAATTAGAAAAAAAGCAGCAAAGTCATTAGGTTCAAAAAATTATGGTAAAACTTGGTTAGAAGAAAAAACTGGATGGATTTTGACTAAAAATAATATTGAAATAGAACCACAATATCCTATTAAGAAAAAAGAGGTAGATTCTCTTGGAAGAGATAGATATTATTTTGCAGATTTTAGAGTTAAGGATACTAATATTTTAATAGAATGTGATGGTAATTTTTGGCATAAAGATATAGAAAAAGATAAAGAAAGACAGAAAGAAATTGAAGATAATGGATTTATTGTTTTAAGATTTTTAGATGAACAAATAAATTCTAATTTACAATCAATTGCAGATGAGGTTAAGTTGGTTATGGCTAATCATAATGATAAATACAGAACAATTAATGTTGTTGTTGATAGTGCAAAACAATGGAAACCAAAAAAACCTAAGATGCTTTATAATTTTTCAGTTAAAGAAGATGAAAGTTATATTGCAAAAGGTTTTGTTGTGCATAATTGTAGATGTCAGTTAGCTCCTATATTTATTGAAGGTAGGTCTATTAAAAGCAATAAATAATTTTATATATAAGAATAAGCCTGAAGGCGACGTAATAATTAATTTAATAATATGAAAACAAAACACATAGAAGCATTAACCGAAATTGTAGATGGTAAATTAGTTGCTATTGCTTCAGATGAAAGTATTGATAGAGTTGGTGATAGTCTAAAAGTTGATGATTGGGATTTAAAAAACTTTAAAAAGAATCCAGTATTACAAGCTGGTCATGATTATCGTCCACAATTTACTATAGGTATTGCTAAAAATATGAGAGTTGAAGGTAAAAAATTAATATTCGAACCAATATTTCATAAATTTACAGAATTAGCAAGAAATATAGAAGCAATGTTTACATCAAAACCACAAATATTGAAGGCTTGGAGCGTTGGTTTTATACCAGCTAGGGAAGATGGACAAAAGAATGAATTGTTAGAAGTATCTGCTGTTGCTGTTCCTGCTAATGCTAGTGCTTTAACTTCATTAAAAAGTTTAGAAAAAAGTGCTGAAAATTTAGATGAAGTAGAAGAAAAAGAATTAGGAGAAAAAGTTAATAAATGGATTGAAGAAAAAGGTTGTTGTGGTGATTCAAAAACTAATACAGATGCTCTACCAAAAAAAGAAGAAGAAGAAGAACCAAAAGAAACTATTAAAAAACCTAAAAAATTATCTAAAGAAAAGAAACCAAAAGAAAAAATAGTTAAAAAGTTTATAAGATGGAATAAATCATTATCTAAAGCATTTGATGTAGATAGTGTAGAAATGCCACCTTCAACTTTCGAATATAGTTTATTCACAAAGTTCTTAGATTGCAAAGTAAAAGAAATATTTAAAAATGGTTTTTTAATACCAAGTCCATTATTAGGTAGTTATCTTGCTAGTTTAAAAAATATATTTAGTGATTTTAAATTAAAAGATACTAGAAATTTCGAATGGAATGGAACTGAATCGCCACCAATTTATGAAGTAATTAAATTAAACTCTAAAAAGTCAGATGATTTCTTAGTCGAAGGAGTTAATTTTTATGAAAATAAAGATGGTGATGGAATTGCTGTTAAAGTTAGTCCAACTTGGTTCGGACTAAAGGTAAACATTGTAACCACTCTTAAGGATAAGGATTATAATAAAGGATTATTAAAAGATGTACATAATTGGGTAAAAGAAAATAATTATTTAAAGGGAGAAAAGTTTTCTTTAAGAGGTGAGTTTATAGATAATACTAAGAAAGATTGGGATGATGTTATTTTAGATGATGATATAAAAAATTCTATAAAAAAATCAGTTAGTCAACTTAATAAGAATAAGAGTGAATCATCTAATAGAGGAATGTTGTTCTTAGGAGAACCAGGAACTGGAAAAACAATGTCTGGAAAAGTAATGATGGATAAAGCAGATTCAACTTTTGTTTGGGTATCATCTAAAGACTTTTATAAGATTGGTGTAGTTGAAGCATTAGCATTATCATTTAAATTAGCTAGAGATTTAGCACCAAGCATATTGTTTATAGAAGATATAGATACTTGGCTTAAAGGCTCTGCTGTTGATTTGTTAAAAACTGAAATGGATGGTATATCTGAAAATAAAGGTATGTTAACAGTATTAACTACTAATTTCCCAGAACAATTACCAAAAGCATTATTAGATAGACCTGGACGTTTCCATGATGTATTAGATTTTAAAGCTCCTAATAGAAAAATAAGAAAAGATATGATTAATAAATGGGCTGGAAAAATTGATAAAAAATTATTAAAGAATATATTAGATAAAACAAAAGGATATACTGGTGCTTATATTAAAGAATTAGTGGATTTTGCTAAGATGATAGTTGAAGATGATGAAATAGAAATAGGTGATGCTTTATTAAAGAGTTTAGATAAAATAGAAAAACAAAGAGAATTAGTTAATAGTATTTCAAGTGAAGTTACAAAGTCAGTAATAATAGATATAGAAGAAAAAGTAGGACGTGTTATATCTAAGAAAAATAAAATAATAATTACAAAAGCCGTTGAGGCTTTGAATAATGCAGCCATAGCTCTGGAGAAACTTTTGGATTTAAGTGAAACACCAGAAGGTGATAAAACTATTCCAACTCCAGTAAAAGCTAAAGAAAATGGTGAAGTTAAAGGTCGAGAACCAAAGAAAGTAGTTAAACAAAAATTAGTTGAAGCTAATGACATTGTACTACGTGCTTTGAAAACAATTGCAAAAAATTCAAATTTTGCACTTAATAAACTAAATAGAAAGTAACTATAATGTTAAAAAAGAAAAAAGTAAAAAAGGTTGAAAAGGTTGAAGAAGTTAAAAAGATTGAAGATTTTGAAACTAAGATTGATAAAGCTGCTACAAAAGTAATTGAAAAGCTTGGTTTTTCTGATATAGAAACAAGACTTGCTAGTCTCGAGACTCCTAAAGTAAAGAAAGTTGAAAAAAAGATAGCTGGTATTCTAAATTTAGAAAAATTGATGAAGAAAGATGTTAGTGAAATGACTGCCAATGAAAAAATCATAGGATTTTTCCAAGCAGCTATTAAAAATGACAAAGCTTCTTTAAAGGCTTTAGCTGAAGGTGTTGCTGCTGATGGTGGGTTAAGGAAATATAGCCCCATATGTGTGTAAACATATATAGTAAATTCGGTGAATTCAGGGAAACTCCTGAAAAGGACAATCCTGAGCCAAGCCAAGAATTAAATGTTTTTGGAAGGTGCAACGACTAGGATTTGAAACTCTAAATAGAGAATATAATAATCCCACGAGCGCCGAATATCTGTTACATTGACAATTTAATATTATGGGTTCCATTAGGACGTAAGTAATAAATAGGTAGTGTCTATTTATTAGCCCTTAAAATAATTAACACTACTAATTATATGACATTCAAAAAACAAATACCTTGGAATAAAGGATTAACTGTAGAAACTGATGAAAGAGTTGCAAAATATGTTAATAAGCAAAGAGGTCAAAAAAGACCAAGTATAACAGGAAATAAAAATCCTGCTAAACGTAAAGATGTTAGAAAAAAGCTTATTAAAAATAATGCAATGAAAAATAAAGAAAATAGAATAAAAATTAGTATTGCAAATAAAGAGAATTGGAAAAATCCAATTATCAGAAAAAGAAGAATAGATGCTATGAAAGGAATACCAAAAACTGATAAAGCTAAATTAAATATGAGCAATGCTAGAAAAAAGTTATTAATAGAAAATCCAGATGTCCTTAAAAATTCATTAATATATTTCAAAGGTAAAAAAACAAATATTGAAAAAATCATAGAAAATATACTTATAAAAAATAATATTAAGTATAAATATGATTTTAAAATATTAAGATATTGTGTAGATTTTGTTATAAACAATTCAAATCTTATTATAGAATGCGATGGAGAATATTGGCATAATAAAAGAAAAAAACAAGATAAGATTAGACAAAGCAATATTGAAAAAGAAGGTTGGAAATTTATAAGATTTACTGGTACACAAATTATAAAAAATTTAATTGAATGTGAAAAAATAATATTAAATAATGTAAATAGATAATGATATAGTCTAAACTATATGGAAACATATAGAAGTAATAATTAAAAAAATTACGATAATATAATTGATTTATTTCCTGATGAGTTTAAAAATGAACTTATTAGAGATTTAGAAGAAAAGCCATATATGAGGAATTTAGTTCGTATTATCCCTATGACTAGAGATATTATGAATATTCCTACATTAGTAGAAGGACCACAAGTCACCTGGACTGATGAAAATGTTGAAAAATCTACAACTACTGCTCATTTTGGACAAGCTACGCTAACCACTTTCAAATGTGCTGCAATTATGTATGCATCAGACGAATTAATCGCAGATGCTTCTAGTCAGTTTGATATTGTTAAACTTATCATCGATTTATTCTCTGAAGCTCTTGGAACAGAAGAGGACAGAGTTATAACTGCTGGTAATGGTACAACTCAACCTGCTGGTTATGCATTGGGTACTCATGGTATTCAAACTGTTGCCTGTGCTGGTAATTTAGACTTCGACGATATAATCAACTTGATATATCTATTGCCTCGTAAATATCAAAATAATGCTACTTTTACAGTTCATAGAAATAACATTCGTGAATTGAGAAAAGTTAAAGATACTAATGGCAGATATATTTGGCAAGAACCTCTATCAGTTGGTCAACCCGCTACTATTTACGGACATCCAGTTATTGAAGATAATAACTTAGGTGAAGATGAAATTTACTTCGGTGATTTCAAATACGCTTATTGGTTAGGTGATAGACAGCAAATGGCTGTTAAGGTATCTAATGATACTGAAACTGCGTTAAAGAGTGAGCGCAGTATAAATAGGATAAATTGCTGGAAAATCTTTAAATCGTTATGGTCAGATTTAAAGACAATCAGCAGCCTAGCTTTGCCAGTAATGGCTTAGAAGGTTCAGAGACTAGATTCCGAGTCCTAATAGGACAGTAATGAATCCACGAACATCCTACTGTTCATTGACAATAAAATACACAAACACAACGCTTTATACATTTACTATTGCATTTTTATTGAAATTATGCTATAATACCTATATGAAACCTAAAATAAAAAAACAATGGAAGTCTGGAAATGGGTATAGATATATCTTAATTTGTAATAATTGTGGAAATGAATTTGAAGTTACGGGTAAACGATTTAATTCTGACCCTTGTCTTTATTGCACTACTAAATGCAGTAATTCTTCTAAAGAAAAAATAAATAAGGATAATAAATCAAAAAGTATTAGATATTCAAATAATAAAAGAAAATATGGAAAATGCTTTAAACCAGAAGCTATAGAAAATATTAAACAAGGAACTATAAAAAGATTTTCAAATCCAGAAGAAAGAAGAAAAATTAGCACAAGAGTTAAAATGCAGTATAAACAAGGAAGACAAAATCCTAAAGGAATGTTAGGAAAAATTCCTTGGAATAAAGGTAAAGAAAATCCTTTGTGGAAAGGTAGTAATAATCCTAATTGGAATAATGGTTCAAGTTATGAACCTTATGGTATAGAATTTAATAATCAATTAAAAGAAAAAATTAGGAAAAGATATAATTATACCTGCCAAGAATGTAATAAATTACAAAAGGATTTAGGATATAAGTTACCAATTCATCATATTGATTATAATAAAAAAAATAATCAAGAGAATAATCTTATAAGTCTTTGCCGTAAATGTCATAGTAAAACTAATTTTAATAGAAAAGATTGGATAAAATATTTTATTCAAAAAATGATTTAGTATAAAAATTTAAAATAGTTATGTATAAAGTAGTAAACTTTTTGTTTATTACTTTTTTGTATTTTATTGTTAGAACTGATGATATAGTCCGACCACTAGATATATATAAAACTAGTGAAGTAAGAGATAAAGAACTCTTACGATAACATAGAAAAGTCACTAAAGACCAAACCGCAATTAGAGTTGTTATGAGAATCGCTGGTACTGTAGTAGAAGCTAGGGCAATCAAATGTCTTAATACTATACCTTAGTAAATAGATTGATATATTCATTATTGGGGGAGTAATTTCTTTTATTCCCCCTTAATGGAAATCTTTAATGAATTTTTAATAAAAAAATGCTTTATTCTCTTAACTTAACTTAACTTAACTTCTCTTAACTTAACTTCTCTTCTTACAACACTTCGTAACGTCTTGTAACAGAACGTTACAGAATAAGGTAAAAGTCAATAAAATAAACATTATGAGAGTATATTTATTAAAACAATACGAAAATAACAATAAAGGAGAAATGATTAGCGTATCTAAAAATACCGCAAACGATTTAATAAAAAATGAAATAGCAAGGAAAGTAGAAAACATAGATTTTCTAGTCAAACCAAAAATGGGAACGACTAAAACATTTGGTTCATCGCCGAATGATACTAAAGTAAAATCTAGTATAAAAGGAGGTCGTTTTCTAATTAATTAAATCAATTTAACAAAAACAATATGTCAGATGATTATCAAAATATGAGTCCTCAGAATGGTAAAAGATTTCAAAGGGATGGAACAGTTGTAAACGTTGCAAATGGTTTTGTTGAACAAGGATTTGACCATAACAGAGTAAGTCAAAGTGTTTCCGAAGGTGGAAGATTATATCTTGATGGTAAAGGTGTAAAAATACTTGGAAGAAATGGTGCTATTGGCACTACTTGGGAAGATATAGGTTGTTACAATGCAGATAATAATTATGTAGCACCTGCGGCAGCTATTACATTAGAAATTGTTTCTGATGATAATGCAGACCAACTTGGTGGATTCGGTGCTGAAGTAGTAAGAGTTCATTATCTTAATACTAGTTGGGAAGAAGATTATCAAGATGTACTTTTAGCTGGTACTACACCTAATACTGTTTTAGCAACAGATATATTGTTACCAATTAGAATAGAAATTGTTAAATTTACATCTACAACTATTATAATTCCTTCTGGAAATATTGATTTGCAAGGAACTGGTGGTGGTACTTTATATTTAAGAATTTTAAAGATATACACAGAATCAATGAATGGTTATTACTATGTACCAGATGACAAATATTTTGTAATTACTGATATAGAAAAATCTTTAGCTGATGGTACTGCAAATGACAATGAAGTTATTACTGGTTTGTATATTCAAGAGCCAGTAACAATTGGTGGAATGACTTATTATATAGAGAGATTTTATCCTATTGGTAATATCAATGAGATGAATGCTGAGTCGTTTCATTTACGTCAAGAAATAATTGTAAAGGAACATTGTAGAATTAGAATTAGAGGAAGAGCTGATGCCGCTACTGGTTCAGCTTTAATTGCTGTAAGGGGTTTCTTATTTACTCCAAGTAGCTATCCTGTTTATACTACATCTACTACAAGTTCAACTTCATCAAGTTCATCTAGTTCAACAAGTTCATCATCAAGTTCTAGTACTTCAAGTTCATCTAGTTCATCTACGAGTAGTTCAACAAGTTCTAGTACTACAAGTTCGACAAGTTCATCAAGTTCAAGTTCAACAAGTTCAAGTACTTCTAGTTCAACTACCTCATCAACTTCAAGTTCGACAAGTTCAAGTACTTCAAGTTCAACTTCATCAAGCTCTAGTTCGTCAACATCTAGCTCATCGAGTTCATCAACTTCAAGTTCGACAAGTTCTAGTTCGTCTAGTTCTACAAGTTCAAGCTCAAGTAGCTCAACTTCATCGTCAACTTCAAGTTCATCTAGTTCAAGTACTTCTAGTTCAACAAGTTCTAGCTCATCAAGCTCAACTTCGTCTAGTACTTCTAGTTCAACGAGTAGTTCAAGTTCAAGTTCAACAAGTTCGTCTACAAGTAGTACAACTACTGTAGCTTAATGATATAAAAAAAGAATATTAACAAAACAATAAAATGAAAATTGCAATTTTTACTACTTTTCGTAAAATGCCAGAATCATATTCTCTGGTAAATGATGTAATTGACCAAATTAAAACTCTTAAAAAATATGGGCATAATGTCGTATTTTATGCTCAGACAGGTTGTGAAGGCAGAGGGATAGAGTGTGAAATGAAAACTCTAGTCCCTCACTTCAAACTTGAAAAGAATGTGGTCAATGAAAAGTATAAGGAGATATTAATAAAATTTATTAAGGATGAATTATCACAATATGATGTGGTAATTACTCACGATTTAATGTACTTACAATCATATGCTACTCATAGAGCAGCAATTATGGAAAGCAATATAGATACTAAATGGATACATTGGGCTCATAGTGGTAATAGGGATAATCTAAATATTAAAATGCCACATGCTAAATATATCTATATGAATTATACTGATGTATCTAGGTGGGCTAAATCAATTGGTTTAGATGTCGATGATGTAAGGGTAGTATTTAATGATAAAGACCCATCATTATTCTTTGACTGGCACGATATTACAAAACAAATATCTGAGAAAATTGATTTATTTAATAGAGATATTATACAAACATATCCTTTATGTTCTACAAGAATGGATAGTAAAGGATTAGACCACGTCATAAGAGTATTTGGTGCATTAAAAAAATTAAATAATAAAGTGTTGCTGATAGTGTGTAATTCTAATGCTAAAAATGCAAGTGATAAAATAAAACAAAAAATAGAATTGGCAAAACGTCATGGTTTGACAGAAGATGAAATATTTTTTACTTCAACTTTGTCTGAGGAAACTTTAAGACAAGTACCAAGACAAGTAGTTAGGGATTTAATGTTGATTTCAAATATATTTATTTTTCCTACTTTAAGCGAAGTATGTTCGAATGTTCTTTTAGAAGCAAGTATGTGTAAACAATTATTGGTTCTAAATAAATCATTTCCAGCTTTGTTTGATTTTGGTGAAGAAGGTAAAACTTGTTTAGGATATCCGTTTGGTTCTGTAATTAAAGCTGATTTTAGTTATAGACAACTCGGTGAATATGGCTATCTTGCTAAAACAATACATCAAGAATTGTTAAGTAGTAAGCCATTACAACAACAAAAGAAAATAATGAGGATTACTAATTTAGATTCAATTTATTCGAATCAGTTAGAAGTCTTACTTAACGAAGATTATTGATATGTTAAAAATAGGAATAATAGGAAGAGCAGATAATTGTGGTCTTGGTATATTAACTCAAGAATTTTATGACCATTTAAAACCAAAAAAAACAATATTACTATTTAACAGAAAGTATAAATATTATCCAGACAGATATCCTGAAGGAGAGTGCCTCGATAAAAAGGAGTTTAGTGACGAAAAGGTTAGAGAATTTTTAAATGGATTAGATTTAGTTATTGCCTTTGAAACTCCTTATAATTGGAATACATTTGACATTGCCACGGAAATGGGTGTCAAAAGTATATTGATTCCAATGTACGAGTATCTAAAAGATAAAGCACCTAAACCTGATTTGTATATTTGTCCAAGTTTATTGGATTATGATGTTATTAATGGGTCTAAGGTGTTTTTAAATATACCAGTAAATAGAGAAAAATTAAAAAAAAGAAAAATATCTAATATTAAAAATATTTTGTTTAATATTGGTCATGGTGGTAGATATGAAAGAAATAATGTTGAAGAGACACTTAATGCACTTTCTAAGTTAAAAGAAAACGTTAAATTAACCATAAATAGTCAAGTACCTATAGAATATAGTAATTCTAATATAAAAGTCTTAGAGGGCGATATAGTAAATTATCAAGATTTATATAAAGAAGGAGATATTTTTATTATGGTAACTAAATTTAATGGTTTATGTTTACCTATTCAAGAGGCTATGTCTTGTGGAATGCCAGTAATTTCAAGTGATGTATATCCTAACAATACATTTTTACCTAAAGACTTACTTGTAAAACCATATAAACAAGATAAATTAATGTTATATAGAAAAATTGATAGATATTATTTTAATCAAGATGATATATTCAATAAAATAAATGAAGTAATTAATTGGTCTCCAAAGCAAATAAATTATTATTCTAATTTAATGGATAAATATGCTGAAAGTATAAGTTGGAAGAATATGCTTCCCAAATATTTAAAAGTTTTTGAAAATCTATGCAAGGAATAACAAGTTCACGACACGGTAATTGTCCTAGTAATTTCAGAATACACAATACTAAAATTATGAAAGAGATTGGTTTTAGTGATAAGCAAATGGAGTCAAGAGAATTTGTTAAAAGAGCAGAAAATGCTAGTTATAAAGTTGGTGTATTTTCAAAAGAAGATAAATTTGTAGTACTTCATTGGAAGCTATCTAATAATGGATATAAAGAAGGATTTACTAATTATAAAACTTATGAAAGATATTGGTGGAGAAAAGAAAATTGATATTATTGTTGTGACATATAATAGATTAAGATTATTAAAAAAAACTATTAAAGCAATAAATGTAAGAACAAAGTATCCTCATAGGGTAATAGTTGTTGATAATAATTCTTATGATGGAACTAAGGAATGGTTATTAGATGCAATGGAGAAAGAAATAATTGATGAAGTAATATTTTTATCAAAAAATTTAGGTCTTGGGAAAAGTTATCAAAGAGCACTAAAAAGAGTAGAAAGTGATTATTTTGTAGTATGTACTGATGATGTTATAGCACCAAAAACAACGCCTTGTTGGTTGGAACGAGAATTAGAAACAATAAAAGCAAATCCAGAATATGCAGGTATCTGTATGAGAGGTGTAAGGATAACAAAATTTAGTGAATTAGACAGTGATTTAATATGAAGAAAATTTTATATATTGGTAATTTTTTAAAATCTTGGAACACAGAAGAATATATAGCAAAATCATTTGAACAATTAGGACATTATGTAAAGAGATTAAATGAAAGAGAACTAACAAATAGAGAAATACTAAAAGAAATTAATGAAAATAATTATGATTTTTTGTTATATGCAAAGTTAAGAATAGATGGGGATATAGAAAAATTATTTAAGAAAATAAATATTCCTACAGTTTGTTGGTTCTTTGACAATTTTATAAATACGATAAGAGAAAAATCTTGGTTAAAAAGACCTTGGATAACTAAATGTGATTATCTTTTTACTACTGACGGAGGACATCAAAAAGAATTTAAAGAATTAGGTATAAATCATAAATGTATTAGACAAGGAATATTTCAAGATGAAGCATATATTAGTAATTATTATGAAAAAAAAATAGATATTTTATTTGTTGGAAATTATAATCATGTAAAAACAAGAAAAAAATTAATTGATTTTTTGAAAAATACTTATGGTAATAGATTCAAACTTGTAGGTCATAATAAAAAATCGATAATTCGTCAAGATAAATTAAATGATTTATTTGCTAATACAAAAATAGTAATAGGTGATAATACATTCGATACTGATGGATATTGGAGTAATAGAGTTTATGAAACTTTAGGTCGTGGTGGATTTTTAATAACTCAATATGTTAAAGGATTAGAAAAAGAATTTATTGATGGTAAACATTTAGTTCTTTATAAAGATAGAAATTTAGAAGAATTAAAAGAAAAGATAAATTATTATTTAACTCATAATTATGAAAGAGAAGAAATAAGATTAAATGGTTTTTTTCATTGTAGAAAACATTTTACATATAAAAAAAGATGTAAGAAATTATTACAAAAAATATGAAAATAAGTTTTTTATTTCCAACTGAAGGTCAATATACATTTAATAGAAATTGGTTATGGTGGGTTAGTGATGAATTAAAAAAAGTTGGAGTTGAAGTTATTGATAATGACTGTACAAGTGATTGTGATGTAATTATTTGTATGACACAATCTGTTATTAAACTTTTTGAAAAGCTACATAATAAATATCCAGATATACCAATAATTACTTATAATTGGGATTGGTTTTCATTTATTAATAAGACAGAAGGTGTTTGGTTAGATTTAATTGAATTTATGAAAAAGAGTATTGATGTTTGGACTGCTTCTGATGATACTGCAAAATTGTGTGAAAGAGAATTAGGAATTAAACATTATACTATTTATGCTTGTTCTGTATTTGATGAATTTAAAAATGGAGAAAATATAACTGGTGATTATGTAGTTCAAGCTTCAAGACGAGATAAAAGATATAAAAGATTTAATTTGTTTGAGAAGGCTTGCGAAGATTTAAAAATACCATATATATCTTGTCATCCGAAAAAATATAGCAGAGAAGAATATATAAAAATATTAAAAGGATGTAGATTATTAGTTATGGCTGCTAATGAGGAAAGTAATGCAACTTTAAGTGCTATAGAGGCTGCTTATTGTAAAAAGCCATTATTATTATCAGATATAGAAGCTTGCAAGGAATGTTTTGAAGATACTGCTATATATTTTAAGACAGATAATTTAGAAGATTTAAAAGATAAATTACAAAAAATGTATTATGGTGTATTAAAACCAGATGTAAAAGGTGCTTATAAATTAGCAATAGATAGATACACTCCTGAAGCGATGGCATTAGCTATTAAAAAAAGATTAGAAGAAATATTATGATGAATGAATTAAAAGAAAAAATGAAACCATTTGAAAAAGTACATACACTTTATTTTGGTGATATGGGTCATATAATTTTTAGATTAGGAACTGCTAATAATATTGAATTATTTGATATAGAGGCTTATGAAAAAAGAAAAGGTTATGGTAAAAAGTTAATTAAAGAAATGATTCTTTATTTAAAAAGTGAAAATTTAGAACCATATTCTGTATTTGGATTTACTGCTAAAGACAATGAAGTAGCACAAAATTTTTATAAGGCATTAGGATTTGAATTAAAAGAGGTTGACAATTTATATAAAAAAGGTGCTTATATATTTACAATAAAATATAAAGATTTAAAAAAAATATTATGAATACAGAAAAGTTTTTAAAATATGTTGATTCTGCCATATATCCTACTAATAGAGGTAAAAAGAGTGAAAGACGTAGTAATGAAATAGAAAAAGCAGTAAACAATATTCCAGAAGAATATAAATATAAAAAGATTTTAATGCTTGGTTGTGGTGATGGTTGTGAATTAGAAGTATTAAAGGAAAGAGGATTTACTGATGTTATTGGTATTACTTACGATAAAAATGAATTTAAAGATGCAAAGATGGAAGATAATAAAATTGTTCGTGGAGAAATGCACGAATTACCATTTGAAGATAATACATTTGATTTTGTATATTCTAAAGAAACCCTTGAACATAGTATTGCACCATATATAGCACTTTGTGAATTGAATAGAGTAATGAAAGTCGGAGCTAAATCAATACACTATATTGCTGAAGGAACAATAAAGCAAAGTGATTGGTTTCATTTCTCTTGTTTTCCACCATTTGTTTGGATTGATTTATTTCATCTTACTAGATTAGAAGTTTATAAAGTATTAACATATAGCGAAGATAAAAGATACAAAGAAACAGAAAGAGCTTATTTTTCAAAAAAAATAGAAGATAAAAATTATAATAAAAGAGTAGATGTATATAATTTATATAAAATAATGGACAATATTGAATGGAAAGAATTAGAACTATAACAAACTAAAATAAAGATATGGAAAAAAAAGAACCAATAGATATTATATTAGTAACATTTGAAAGATTACATCTATTAAAAAGAACAGTTAAAGAAATAAATAAAAGAACATTGTATCCTTTTAATTTAATTGTAGTTGATAATGGCTCAAAAGATAATAATGAAACTCACGATTATTTGAATAGAATGGAAAAATTAGGATATGTTCAAAAGAGATTAGCACTAGATGAAAATTTAGGATTGCCAATGGCTCTTAATGAAGGTTTAAAATATGTAAGGAGTGAATATTTTATTACTACTCAAGATGATTTAATTCCACCAGATTTAAGACCTTGTTGGCTAGAAAGATTATTGCACATTTACAAAAAATATGAGGATGATTATGCAGGACTTTGTATGAGAATACAGAGAAATGCTAGATTAGTTATTGATGAAGATAAGGAATTAGTCAATTCTCCAAAAAGTTTACCTGCTGTATTTAGAATACAAAAAAGAGATGACTTTAGAAAAGGTGTTGATTTTGGAACACGTAAACATTGGGAAAGTCAAAGTTTTATTGATATTGCTAGAAATGTTTTAAAAAAGAAAACAGCAATGGTTACAAAATTATATGCTGACCATACTGGATATATGGTAGATAATAAAGGATTTGAAAAAGGTAAAAAAGATTTCTTTACTTATAGTGGAGAAGTTAAAATGCAACAGCATATTGATAAACCCTATGCAGACATTGATAGACGAAGTAATTATCCAATTAAAATAAATCATCCATATGATAGGCACGAATTAAATAGAATGGAAGAATGGGTAGTTAGTAATGGTAGAGATGATAATGAAAGTACTTTAGACCAGCAAAATGTTTTAGGAAAATATTGTAAAGGTTTTGGATTAGATATTGGTTGTGGTCAACATAGAAAATGTCATCCAACTGCATTGGGAGTAGATATTTATCCTTATGGTGAACACGTTGATATAGTACACGATGGTTCAGATTTATGGATGTTTGATGATAATCAATTAGATTATATAGTTGGTTGTCATTGTTTAGAGCATTTTCCTAATGCACCAGCTACAGTTGATGAATGGGCTAGAGTAATAAAGATAGGTGGACATATAGCTATTATAGTTCCAGATGGTGAAACAAGACCACAAAATATTAGAGTAAAAAATGGACATAAATACGCATTTACAAAAGATATATTATATTATTTATTTAAACCACATTTCAAGGCTATAAGATGTGAATTATTAAGAGATGTTAATGATAAGCGTAAAAAAGTTTTAATTTATGTAGGAATAAAAAGAGAATGATATGCATTATGAATGTTTATATACAATGAAAAGATTTGTTAAAAAATATCTTGACCCAAATAAGAAATTAAAAATTCTTGAAGTAGGAAGTTTAGATGTATCACCACCCGAAAAGAATTTAATATTTAGAAGATATTTTGATAATCCTAATTGGGAATTTATAGGACTTGATATTATTGATGGTAACAATGTTGATGTAGTTTCTAAAGAATTATATCATTATCCATTTAAAGATAATAGTTTTGATATAATTATTTCTGGTAATACATTTGAACACGTAGAAGATTTACAAAAGATAGTAAATGAAATAAAAAGGATTACAAAAGATTTAATTTGTATAATAGTTCCAAATTATCGTAGATTTCACGAAGACCCAATTGATTGTTGGAGAATATTTCCAGATGGTATGAAATTTTTATTAAATAATGCAGGATTAGAAATTATAGAATGTACTAGAATTAATGGTGTGGAATTATTTGATACTTATGCAGTAGCAAGAAAAAAATGATAGATATAATTACACCAACTTGGAATAGAATAGATTTATTGAAAAAAACAGTAAATGCTTTTATTGAACGAACAAAAACTCCATTTAGAATGATAATTATTGATAATAATTCTACTGATGGAACTCAGGAATATTTGGATAAATTAGTAAATACTAATTATGGAATTGATAAATTATTTGTAGCTATTACCGATGGAAAGACAAGAAGTATAGCTGGAGCTTTCGATTATGCATTTCAATTTGTTAAGTCAGAATATTTTATAACAACTAATGATGATATTATCCCACCAGATTTAGAACCAGATTGGCTACAACAATTATTATCTTTAATAAAGAAATATTCTGAACACGGCGGAATAGATTGTAGACCTCAAGAAGTTCCATCTGTAAATTGGAATACAGAACACCCAGATTTAGCTTATCCAAGAAAATCATTAGGTGGATATTTAAGAATACAAAAAATGGAAGATGTCAAGAAGATGGGTGGTTTTGGTGATAGAACTTGGGATGATATAGAATTTTTTAAAAGAATGACTGCTATTGGTAAGAAATGTGCTTATGCTAAAAATATCAGAGTAAATCATTTGGGCTATATGATAGAAAATAAAGGATATAAAGATTTTAAAGATTATCCACTTTATAAAGAATCATATTTAGATAGATGGAAAAGAAAACCATATCCTAAATTAGACCCAAAAACAAATGAACCAATCTGAAGAAAAAATAAAAGAAAGAGTTAATTTTTTATCTAAATATTGTATAGGTCGTGGTATAGATATAGGTTGTGATAAATATAAATGTAATAACGCAATAGGTATAGATATAAACTCAAAAGTTAATCCTGATATAGTTGCTTCAGCATATAAATTACCATTCAAAGATAATGAATTAGACTTTGTAGTTTCATCACATTGTTTAGAACATTTGACTGATACTAAAAAAGTTCTTAAAGAATGGGATAGAGTTTTAAAACCAAAAGGCATAATGGCAATATTAGTTCCAGATTGCGATTTAAAAAGAATGACTATTTTAGAACCAACTCATAAGGTAGCATTTACAAAAAATAATTTAAGAAAATTGATAGCTGTATATTTATGGTATGACTTATTAGAATGTAAAAATTTAAGAAAAGAAATGAAACATAATAAAAATAAATCTGATATATTATGCGTAGGACAAAAGAGAAAATTGATATAATGTTGCTAACATTTAATCGTAAAAGAATGTTACAACAAACTTTAGAAGGAATATGGGAAAGAACAAAAACTCCATATCGATTAGTCATCGTTGATGCTGGTTCTAATGATGGAACTATAAGATTTTTAAAAAGGTTAAAAAGTAAAAATAGAATAGATGAAGTAATTTTAATGAAAGATAATCCTGGTTTATGTGCTTGTTATAATGAAGCGTTTAAATATATAAAAAGTGAATTGTTTATAATGACTCAAGACGATTTGATACCACCTGATTCAGAACCAGATTGGTTACAGAGTATGATAGATATTTTTGAAAGAAATCCAGACCACGGAGCTGTAGCTATGAGAGTAGCAAGAATGATAAATACAAAATTTACTGGTGATTGTGAAATAGGTTATGCCAAAAGAGCTTGTTCTGCTTATTACAGAATACAAAGAAAAAGTTTATTTGAAAAAGTACCTGAATGTTTAGGAAGAAGAAGATGGAATGAAGATATAGAATTTAAAAAAATAGTTTCTAGATATGATTTGAAAGCTGGATTTGCTAGAGATATTTGGGCAAATCATATAGGACATTCTCAAAAACCAAATAAAGGATATGCTGAAGATTTTATAAATTATGAAGGACACGATGAAAGAAAAAATAAAGAAAAACAAAGAAAACCATATCCTCAAGTAGATAATAAAACGAATATACCAATATAATAAATAAAGAATAAAATTATGGGAAAAAGAAAACGAAAGCCGTATAGTCATATGTTCTCTGTTATAATCGCCGCTTGGAATATAGAAGGGACATTGGCTGCAATCGAAAGTTTAGAAAAACAAACATTTAAAGATTGGGAATTGATTATTGTAAATGACAATAGTCCTACTATAAGAGAGCATTTTCAGAATAAAGATTTAGGTGAAGATAGATATTTCTGTGATATGGGAAAACGAAGGCATTGGTTTGGTGCTTATTCAAGAAATTGTGGTGTTATGTATGCTACTGGTAGATTTGTATGTTTTCCAAGATATGTATTGGTAGAAACTATTGATGGAGAAAAACGAATTGAAAATATTAAAGTTGGTGATTTAGTTAAAACTCATAAAGGAAGATTTTGTCAAGTTAAAAAAACATCTAAAAGATATTATGAACGAAATAATCCTTTAATACAAATAAGTACTAAAAATAGTAGTATTAAATGTACTCCAGAACATCCATTTTTAGTTAATAGAAGCAAAAAGCAACAATGGATTAAAGCAAATGAATTAAATTTAGATGATAAGTTATTATATCCATATGAAAATAAAGATGATTTTTTAAATTTTGATTGTTATGGAAATAATCAAAATAATTCACTAAAAAATTCTGATTATTTTGGGAAATATAAAGTTGATGAAGATTTAGCAAGATTTTTAGGATTATATTTAGCAGAAGGATGTGGTGGTGATAGTGCAATTAGATTTACTTTTAATAATAATGAAACTGAATATATAAATTTTGTAAAAGATATTTGTATAAATAAATTTAATAGAATACCGACTATTTATACTAGATGGGCTACAAGTGTTGGATTGAATATTAGAAGTTTTAGTAAATTATTTATTAGTTGGTTTGGAAAAAATGCTAAAGAAAAGAAAATACCAAAATTTGTTTTTACTTGGAATTTGAAAAATAGATTAGCTTTTATTAAAGGTTATATTGAAGGGGATGGAAATAGTAAAGGAGATACTAAAACAGTTAGTAGTGTTAGTAAAAATTTAATATATGATTTTGTTAACCTCTGTAAAATTTCTGGATTAAAAATTAATAATGTATTTGTTGTAAAGAAAGGTAAATTTCAAATTATTTATGATAGGATATGTAATGCTAATGATACTTATTGTGCTACGTTGAGTGCATATAGTTGGAGAAAACTTAATGATTTATTAATGTCTAATATTAATAATAAATATATTGAAGTTAATATAGATAAAATAGAGAATAAAAAAATGCCACGACTTAATTATGATGGTGGTCAATACGTTTATAATTTAGAAGTTGAAAAAGATAATTCTTATATTGTTAATTCTGTTGCAGTTCATAATTGTTTTTTGGATGATGATAATTTATTTAAACCAAATCATTTAGAGAATGTTTATAAAGCATATGAAGAAAATCCTGAAGCTACAATGATTGGTGTTTATACAGAAATTAGAGGTAAGAATATGGATGGAAAACAAGACCCAAATTATAAACACATTTTAAAAACAAGAGTAGCTCCACAGCAATGTGACTTAGGAAGTTTCGCTTATCAAAGAGAAATGTTTAGAAAGTATGGTTATTTTGAAGGCAGACCAGAACGAAGAATTACATATGATTTCGAGCTCATACAGAATATTTATCAAGGTGAGGGTGAAGATAAGTTTGTTATTTTAGAAGAACCAACATTTATTTATTATCATTCACAAAGATGAACAAGTTAGTACTAACATTAAAAGAGAAAAGAAGAGCAATGCAATCATATGTTTTATTTATATATGAGATTGTATTCGAATCTAAACCAGAACATATTTTAGAATTAGGAGTTGGTTCAACATCTCAAAGTACTAGAACAATTTTGTCGGCATTATTAGAAAATGATAATGGATTATTAATATCTATTGATAGTCAGCGTAGAGGTAGAGAAATAGAAAATGATGTAAGAAAATATTGGAAATTAATAGTTGGTGATTCACACAATAAGGAAGTTTTAAACAAAGTTAAAAGTATTAGTCCAATTTATGATTTATTATTAATTGATGGTGACCATACATATAAAGGAGTTAAAAAAGATTTCGAAATGTATGTTCCATTAGTAAAAAAGGGTGGATTGATATTAATGCATGATATTACTAATAAAGGTTGTGGAGTTCCTAAGTTTTGGGAAGAAATTAAATATCCTAAAGTAGCATTAAATTATGGTAGAGCTGGTAGAAATATAGTACCAGGTTTTGGAATTGTACAAATTTAAAAATATGAAAAAAGAATTTAAAGATTGTAAAATTGTAGCTTGTATCATGGCACATCATGATGACCAATTTATTGATAGATTATTAGAAAATCTTAATAAATTTACTAGTGATTTTTATATTAATCTTAATAATGCAACACAGTATACAAAAAATGCTTGTATTTCGAATAAAAATACTAAAAAATATATAATTACTAATGAACCTTGGAGACAAGGTTACCAACGAGAAATTACAGCTCGTTTAGTTGATGAAGTAGAACCAGATATAGTTCTTTTTCCAGATTCTGATGAATTATATTGTGATGATTTAATGGAAACATTAGAAAAGTTTTGGGAATCAGATAAAAAAGGTTGTTGGTTTGAAATGAAATATTGTTGGGGAGATGAAAATACTGTTAGATTAGACCATCATTTTCAACATATGATTCATGTTAGAGCGTTTAAATGGATACCAAATATTAGTTATGAAGGATATAGAGGTTATGCTTGTCCAATAAATTATTTTCATGAAAAAAGAACAAAGTTTGTTTCTTTAAGTCCTGTAAAACATTTAAAGTTTTTAAAGAAAGAAAATTTAGAAAGAGTTAAAGAAGAAAGTAAAGAAAAAGGATTTTATACTAGAACTTATAATAAATTTAATAAACATTTTGGAGAATAAAATATATGACAGCAAAAGTATTAGTAGTAGCTGGTGGCGGCGGCGGTATTAGTGATTATGGTTATGGTGGCGGCGGCGGAGGAGCTGGCGGTATGATTTATGATGCTGCTTTTATAGTTACAGAACAAGCATATTCTATTACAGTTGGAGCTGGTAGTGTTGGTGGTGTTACTTATACTAC